CATCCGAGGATCGAACAACTGAACAGCAAGGTTTTCGTTAGCATCTAGTACGTCGTTAAAAGTAACCTTCCAACCAGAAGCACCTTCCATACCGATAGGACCGGCTTTGTGCAGTTGATCGGCAAGACCAAGAACGATGTCTTGAGCATTCTCACCACTCTTCAAAGCATATTTGAGAGCAGGTTCAGAAAGCATATTACCAAGACGACCGTAAGTAGTGTCTAGGTTCTTAGCGATACGTGCAGAGTCCAGAGCAGCACCCACGACACCAAAGTCGTCTACACTACGAACACCGAGTTCAGTGTAGTCAAACATGTCGTGAACACCTTTAACACGTTGATCAAGGTTTGGATTTTCAGAAAGGTTGTAATAACCAATTTCATCCAAAGCATCTTCACGTTTCAAAGCAGATTCGACAACTGCTTCTTCGGGATCAGCAGAAGTAGGTTTAGGTGAGTTTCCTTCAAGCCATTTACGTGCTTCTGCAGTTTCACCGACAAGGCGGTTAGACTTACGCAAGCTGCTAGCTGCGTTAGCCAGAGCACCAACAAACTTGACAACACCTTGACCAATGTCAACGACGGTTCCCATGCCAAGATCTTCATAGATATTCTTAGCACGTTTCTCATCAGGAGAGTTCTCCTTCAAAGTAGCAAGACTATCAGGAATGAAGTCATAGGTCTTAGGCCATTTTTGCTTCAGTGTGCCTGTAAGGTTGTCGCTTGTGTATTCACTGCTGACAGCGCCGACAGCGACACCAGCAGCAGCTTCAACACCACGACTACCAATAAACTTCATGAAGGCAGTATTGCCAAGGGACCAGCCAACACGACCTTGTGCAGCCAGTCCTCCTTTCATACCCAACCGAGTAAGACCAATGGTAGGTAGCACAACTGCAGAGAGTTCCCTGACAGACTGTGCTACTTCATTTTCAAACTTAGTAGGTTTAGCAAACTGTTGTCCGGTGAATTTGTTAATAACATCAACACCGAAATCAAGCATACCTGTAGCAGGTGCAAATGCACTCTCCAAGGTATTACGAGCGTAGTCACCTAGATCGTAACCTTCTTCCCAAGGCCATTGCTGGTCCTTCATTTCACCTTCCGTAGAAGGTGCGGATTGTTGAGGCGTTTGTTGAACCCCCGTGGGGGCGGCTTCTGCTGCGACTTGTTGTGCTTCAACTTGACTCTGCTCAGCACGTTGCTGCTCAATAGCAGCTTCTGCCTGCAGTTCAGCTGACATGTCAGTCTCACCAGGATCTAGCCTAAACGCCTCCTCAATATCATAGTTCATACTTATTTAGCGGCTGTGCCGTGTAAAAAGGTGTACTGTTTACCATCAGGCAGTTGAATAGTTACAACGTCACCATGCTCAGATGGTGTCGTGCCGATAAGCCGTGCCCCATTCTTTGCGTAGATTTTAGTACCACTGTGCAGACCGTAGTCAATACCGTGGGATCCTCGTGCAGTGTGCTCAGCGAAAGAACCTGTAATAGGTACTTGGCTCAAAGGGACAACACCAAGTTCGGGATCATCTACTTCAATGTATTCATCAAGAGCGGAGGGAGCGAACTCTCCACCACCAACTTGTTTAACGTCAAGGTGCGGACCAGTCGAAGTGGGACCAATGTTACCAGAGGTATAGACAAGGAACGGAGAACCTGCTCGCATAGAAGCAGCAGATTGGAACATTCCAGGATTAAGGATCCTATTGATAACAGCTAGTTTGGCTTGCACACCTTTGGTCGGATCACCTAAAATTTTTTGATCTTCTGGGGTCAAGGGTACTTCTTTGCCATTAAGACGAAGAGGAGAGTTTAACCGGAAGGAATCACCATTTGCTTCAAAGAAACGATTGTATGCTTCATGCAAAGGCATCCCTTTTGTCATCCCAATAAAGGCAAGCTCTTTGGGAGTAGGTTTAAACGTATCCTTATAGAAATTCTTCTTAATGTAATCTAACCTTTCAGCAGAAGTCACTGAGAGAGGAGTGTCCAGAACTCCTTCAACCCCTATGGTTTTGACGGAAGTTCGGAGATCAGTAATATCTCGTTTGCTTTGCTCAGCGGCGGAGACATTCCCCACAGGCAAGTTAGGATAAGAGACTGTACCATTGCGACTCACCTTTCTGTAGAATTTACTATCCTTGTTACGATACCCATTACGATATTCGTTAGCAAGTTCACCTGCTGCCTTTTGGTGTGCTGCTTCAAAACCTAAAGCAGGTTCGTACATAGCAGTACGATTACGCAGTTCAGCTTTCAGATGACCAATCATAGGCAGTGCACCAGCTTCAGCCGCTTTAGTCGTGCCAAAGGAGGTGGTACCGGAGACAACAGTTTCTACTGATTTAGTGGAGTCTTTGTAACCTTCACTTTTCCACTTAGCGTTGTAAGCTTCGTAGCGATCTTTAATAGCCTTACCTTCAGTTGGATTAGCTGCAACAGCAGCGGCAACAATTTCAGGAGTCAGTTCAAAGTCACGGAGTTTTGTGACAGCACTAATGATGTTGTTTTTATGCTGAGCAGTATAGGTAAGATGCCTTTCAACAACAGCCAATTTAGGGCTTTCTTGGAAAGCAGTAGAAAGATACATCTGCTTGGCTTCTTCCAAACGCTCAACTGTGGGGTTCTCCATCACAGCACGAACCAGAGTATCCTCTAATTCAGCGTTAGAGAGTTTATCTCGTGCAATCAACTGTCTCCGATGCTCATCCTGAATTTTAACACGTGCAGCTAAAATATCAGCCCAACGTCCCTTAGCAAACTTATCTTGGAAGGCAATGCCATCGGGATGCTCTTTGGTAAACAAAGGTAGTTGACCAATCTGATCTTCTGTTAAAGCAAACTTACCTGTCTTAGAATCGAATGCAACAAAAACACTACTTTGCAGTTTATCTAGACCACCTTTAAATCCGTAAACATCAGCGATGTGTGGCCAAGAAGTGAGCCAACGAGCTGGAAGATCTTCAGGTAAAGAGTTTTGAAGAAAACCTATATGATCTTCACCACGCTTTTCATCTAAAAGTTTCTCTTCTTTATTAGTGTATTGTGTGATTAGTGATCTATCAAAATTGTCTGCTAAAGCTGCGTAAGGTTTGACTAAATCAGAACTGATCTGGTTATTTTTAATTAGTTTATACGCATCACCTCTTACAGTAGAAATGATCTGTATAACATCATCACGTGTTAAAGGTTTACCTTCATTCTCCCTTTTATTGATTTCTGCTAAAACAATTTTCTGGTAATCATATTGCCAGAACTTAGCTTGTTCGTCTTTAGCAAAATCTAACTGAGCGATAGCACTCTGAGATTTGAGTTTGGCGCTAACCAGTCCATCAGCACCGTTAGCTTCAGCGACTTGAATACCACCTAATTTAGCAACCTCAGCTTCTCGTGCTCTATACTCTTGTATGCCTCTAGAAATCCTAGTCTCTTCAGAGAGACCTTGGGACATCTGATTGTTAAAGTCTTTCTGTTCTTTTGCTTTTTGTCGTTGAAGTGCAAAACCGGCAGCAGTAGCACTTAGTGTTGCAATGTCATCAAAAATACTTTCAGTAGCTTTTTGGTCAATCGCAGCTTGTTGTTGATCTACTTGAGCCTGTGCTTGAAGACCTTGTATTCTACGTTGAGAGTTTTGTGTTTGAATTTGAAAGTTACGCTCTTGCTGCCTAGCAACTGCAGCAGCGTCTTCTTTCATAGCTTGAGAAATTCGCTGACGATTTTGAATCTCAGCGTCAGCTACCCTCCGCATACCGTCAAGTTGACGTGAGGTTTCTTCTCTCATCCGAGCGATGTTACGCTCGTCAACCTGTTGTGGATTGTATCCGCCAGCTTTAGCGGATCTTTGATACTGTAGTCGTGCCATAATTATTCGTACCCGAAGGCTCCTCCTTTTTCAGCAGCTGACATAAGAGTATTAGCTGTACCAGCAAGACCACTAACAAGAGGTGCAAAGATGTTTTGCTGTGCAGGTCTGGGAGTAAATGCAGGGTTAACGTACATTGGTTCAACAAACATGCGCTCAGGTGGTTTAATAGGTTTAGGCATGTCAGGTAGACGCTCAGGTTCAATCATCATAGCGTTACGTGCTTTAAGGTCCGAAGCATACCGACCCATTTCAATGTCACGCATGTTACGCTGGGATTGTTGTCCAGCACTTACGAGACTAGCCGTAAGGATTGCTGCATTCCTACCTTGTTCAGCAACAGTACTTTGAATAGATTTAGTACGTGAACCACCTGCTTGAAGTAAAGACGCACGTCCTTCATTTTGAAGACGTTCAATAATCATACCTTCTCTTTGGAAGGCATCGTTATTTAGAATTTCTGCAAGAGATGCCTGCTCCTGTTCTTTTGCTTCACGTGCTGCAATGCTATTGTAAGTAAGCTGTTGCTGCGTATTTTCAATAGAACCTAGATATTGCTTGGCAGTTTGTAGATATTCAAAGTCTTGAATTTCAGTTTGGTACTGCCAATTTTGAACAGCAGTCTGCCATTCATACTCACGTTGTTGCTGATAATTTAACTTCTCAGCTTCAAACGCAAGTCTATTGTATTGGTTCTGCACCAAAGCAGCATTCTCTGCTGCTTGTTGTTGTGCTTCGTAATTAGCTCTGGCTCTAGCGTTTTGTGAGCTTGCTTGAGCGGCACCAGCGATTCCCTTTCCAAGAGAAGCGGCAGCACTGATGCCCGCCATAATACCGGCAAACACTGGCATAGTTAAGACCTCCTGTAGAATCTGGGAGTATAGTTACCTTCCCACATCATCGACACCAACGATACAGGATAAGGAAAATTACTTGTCACTTTAAGTTCAAAATTAGTATTACGTTGATGGATAGGGACAATAAACTGTCGCTCATTCTTGACAGGATTACTATCGGCTGAGTAGTAGTCAGCATCTGCAGTGTGTTGTACATTTCGCCACTCGTTAGAACCAGTCGCTTTCAGTTTAAACGTCACTGCACCTGTACGTCCCACAGAAAACTTAGCTCTGGAGACAGTCAAAGCAGCGGTAAAGTCAGTAGTGTTAGCGTCCCTACGGAAGTAGAATTTAGGTAGAGTAGCTTCAAAGTCATAAGGATAGCCAACGACTATACCATCAGCATAGCCGGTGAAGTTACCTTTTACTTCGAAGTACCGATAGTTAGTACCGCTTTCTGTACGCTCATATGCTGTAGCATAGTAACCAGCATCAGCATCAATCTCTGCATCTGTACCGTCATCCGCAAGGGGGACAGTAAGAAGCATCATGGCGTTCTGTTGTGCAAACGGAGTAAAGGGTACGTAGATCTTAGTTAGATCATTAGTGGAGTCGTATACAACCGCGTCTACGGTGCCTGGGTCGGGCGAGACGGGGCGTGTAGCCATGTCCAGGCATGAGTTACCGTTAATGCCGTTAGCGGTCGCTACAACGTCTCCTGAGGGGATCTCATCAAGGGTGATAGAACCAATGGTGTACTCATCCTCATGCTGAGAAACAACAATAACAGAGTCATTGAGGATCTTAGCAGTTTGAATAGTACCAGGAAGTTCCCATTTAGTCCATGCTTGGAAAAGATCTTTCTCCCCGTTGTTGTAATAACGATAAAGATAAAGGTAAGATGTGTCCCTGTCAATCAGCATAATCACTGAGTTCTGAGGACTAACCGTAAGGTTATCTACAGTGTCAGGAATCCACTCAAGTACTACCTTACTGATGTCAACCACAATAGGAGGTTGTTCAACGTCACGCAGTTGAAGGGTAAACAGTTTACTGTAACCCGACACATTGCTAACGAATGCAGTAGTAGTACCAACATCCACTGGTGCAATGTTCGTATTCATCTCATAGTTAGAGAGTGAACGGACAATGGTAGTGGTAGGTGTAAGAGTGCTCCCATCCGTGGTAAACACCTGGAACTGTTGACGCTCAGAGAACACCATCAAACCTTGAGGTGAAGGCAGCACATCAGACAAAGTAACAGGTCTGACGCTAGCCACGTTCAAATCAATCGGATCTGAGTCAATCTGTGTAAGAGCTGACTTAACAAAAAAGTTATAGGGATCGTTAGCAACACTAAAGTTAATGTTGTCCGTTGAGAGGAATCCGAGTCGGTTATTATAAAAGAAAGTAGAAGTAATAGGATCCCCAATAAAAGCAGGTACAGGGCTAGTATCATCATCCCCAGCTTCCCGAGCACTCCAATCAATAGTGTCAAATGTAAAAGTGGTAGCACCAGTGTTAGCCAGTTCATGCGGCATGGTAGACGCATCGAATCCAGCAGACACATCACGTGCTACGGTTTCTTCCCAGTAACCACGTCCACCAACTGAATCATAAGCAATGAACTCAACGTGGTAGTTATCTGCTCCACTATCACTGTTAAGGATTTCAACGTTGTGGTTGTGGAAAGATTCAGTAGGAAGTTTAGTAATGTTAACAACGTCATCTTGGAAGGTTTCCAAAGCACCGTTACTAAGACCACCTTTACCAGAAATAGTGAACGCTAACGGCGTTCCACTGAATGCCACCGCAGTGGTTGGGCTAGAAATTATAGTACCATTTTCTGATACTAAAATACCTTCTGCGACAACCCTGCGAGCACCTGCTCCACCGGCATCAGTACGTCTGATAACCAAACTGTTAGAGTAGGCATTCAGATACCACGTACCTTCAAAGTCAGCATTACTAGCAGCTTGTTGATCGGTGATCGTATCAACTAACAACTCAATAAAGTGCTCGTTACCGCCGTGGTGTGCAGCATCATAGATTAAGAAATCATCAAAGGTAACGTTGTTAGCAGCTTCATAAGTTGTATCTTCACCTTGAAGAGTAACTGTATAAATCTCACCATCGGTAAGAGTAATCAGTTTAACGGTAGCAACTGAGTTAGCGACAAACGTACCCGCTGCTTGCATAGCAGTATCTACGGTACGGTTTGTAATAATCGTGGTATCTTGGATACTACGGAAGTGATAGTCGTTCTGCTGAGTACCAGTCAGATACCCAGTAGCATTGTTAGTAACTGTACACCACGTACCATCTGCTGCTGTCCACACATAAATGTTGGTACCTTTGATAGCACCAATGTATGAACCTGCTGCACCTC